CGTGGCGTTTGTTTTTGCTGGATCGGGATCTGGTGTAATTACGAGCCTTTCCATGGCGACCGAGAACAGGCTGTTTATTGGCTCAGGCTCTGGCGTGATTGCAGCGGTTAGCGTTGGACCAAACCGGACATCAGGGGTTGCGGCGCCATTACTTGGATCTGGTCCGGCCAGTAGCTACACCGGTTGGGACAGGATTGTAAATGCCAACCAGGACAACGCATCGATTTCGTTTGGTAGCTGGCCATTTTCTATTGTTCTTGCATCATCTAACTGGGACAGTTGCTTTATAGGGTCTAATGGTTACGCTACATTTGGTTCGCCATACAATATCAATACCGGACTTGGCCCCAGTGTCCCAGCGGCTCCCAAAATAATGTTTGGGGCTGGGGATGTTTCCTGGCAACGTGTATACACTCAGAAGTCCATTCACTTTGCTAGATTCCGATGGGAAGGTCATTCCACCGCCTCTGGTGTTTCACCTGGAAGCTCCACCAGGATTATTGAGGTCACTTTCTGGAATAGCCGTCCATTTGTAGAGGTGCGAACCGGCGACTGGGGAAGCGCAAGCACACTCATGCTGGCATCATCGACGACGTCTTACGCGTCATCGTCCTCACTTGGCGCCAATCAAAGCTGGGTCTTTGAGAGAACCAACCCTGCAGGCACAAGCTGGACGCTTTACGGTAGCAATTATGTGAATTTCTCGGAAATCTGAGGCAACAGATGTGAGCGCACATGCCTGCCGCCATGATCCAGACCCCGTACGAAGCGGGTCGCTTGTTTGCCAATGCTTACCAAGGCAAGGCCGCTCGCCTGTGCCTGGCTAACACAACGACTGGCTCACCTGGAGTCAATTCAACAATCACGGAATGGGACGCGGTTGAACTGAGCGGAAATGGGTACGCAAGGTTTGAATGGACAATTCCAACCGGCAGTTACAAGACCACGACCGAAAGATGGGAGGCATCATCTATACTAGCCACTTTTACCGCTTCAGCTGGAGGCGCTGGTCTTAGTTGGAATGCTGCTTACCTAGCAGTTGACTTCATGGACGGCGTTTCATTTGTTCTCAATGAAAGCTCAACTGTGACTTTGGCGCCTGGCCAGACACGCGGCTATGCGGTGCTGCTGTTCAGTGATGGCTTCCTGGTCACCGCTTGATCGGGAAAGCTCTGATAAGCGGTTGCAGTCATGGACGTTCTCATTTCGCCCGACGCACTGGGCAGGCAGGCGCAGCTCACCTACGAAGGCAAGAGCTACAGAATGCTTTTGGCCTACCGCAATGGAGCAACACTGACGCAGGCCAGCCTGATGAGCGCCTGGAATGCGGTGAAGTTGTCGGCAGCAAATGGATACACCGAGAAAACGGGCACCATCGGAAACGGTAGCTGGAACAGTGGTAACGCAAGGTACGAGCTGCCTCAGTTCCTGATGACGCTGACAGCAACAGGAAGCGGATTCACGTATGACGCGATCGTCCTACAGGTGGATAGCAGAACCTATCCGGATCGAGTGGTTCTGCTGCCATCTCCAGAAACACTGCAGGCAGGGGAGAGTAGGACCTATGTCATGCTGCTGGCACAAGGATGAGCCTGATTGTCAATATCAATCCGGTGCCGTGGAAAATCCTGGCGCTAGTTAGGGCGCGGATTCTTAAGAACCGAGCGAAGCAAGCAAAAGAGAGAAGTGATTGGACAAAAGAGACGATCAAGCGGGTATCAAGCCTACAGGTTGGCCCATTGTCGAAAAAGCGAAAGGAGGAGCCAAGTTTTATTTTGGCCTCCAAAATGCACTACTCAATTTCAATTATCGACGAAGACGATAACACGAATCAAGAGTGGCAAAATTCCGACTGGATAGAATGGAGTAATAAGACATTATTCCAATTCCAGAGCGAGTTGAACGGACAGCAGCAAATAACAGATTTAACGAGTCGAGAAGATAAGATGTTTATTCTGTTAATCCCGAATAACAGCATTAACGCACTAGTGTTTTACCCTGCGCAGTGGCCAAAATTAGCGGGGTCAACAAGGCAGGATCCATTTGGCGTGGCAATTTTAGTGCCCAGGGGATTTAACGTGCAATCGTCTGACTATTTTGCGCTGATTCAAGCGGCAACAGGATTGGAGTGGTCGGGCGTGGAAAGTGTTTATATATCGCTAGATACCAGTGGATCAATGGAAAGAGCCACAGTTGCCGCTGACTTGGATTATTTTCGCGGAAAACTAACGAATTCACAAATCCCATTCGCTGAATTTCCCAATGGTGCCGAACGGTGGATTTTTCCACACCTTGGACCCGCTTGATGCAGACCCACCAACCCACCTCCCTCGAAACCCTCCTGGAAGTGGTCCAAACCCGGCAGCTTGCCAACCGCATCGCCGCCAGTGAACGGGAGCAGCAGCGGCAACAACGACCTAAGCCACAGGCCAACCGCTAAACCGGAAAGCTCCGGGGTAGTTCGCGGGCGTGATGCCCCGACAGGATGACCAATCGATGGTTTCAAGTGCTCCAAAGCCCCGAAGGGGATGGTGTTGGAGCAGGGGTTGCAGGATCTACCGGGGACACGGGTGACCAAGGGGCTGGCGCTGGCACCGGCGACGGCGAGGGCGACGACCTTTCCCGTCTGCGCCATACCCTCCAGCGTGAGCGGGACGCTAACCGCGAGAAGGACCGCAGGCTGGGGGCACTGGAAGCCCAACTGAAGGAACTCACCACCACCAACCCCGACGCGGTGCGGGCAGCGGAGGCCAAGGCCCAGCAAGCACTTCAGGAACGCCAGTTGATCGAGGAGCGGGCCAGGCTGGAGCGGGAGCAGATTGAGTCCAAATACAGCACCCAGCTGCAGCAGGCCACCGCTGAGCTCCAGAACGAGCGTGAGGCCCGCCAGCGGGAGCTGGTGCGGGTGCAGGCCGAGAAGGCCTTCATCGGCGCCAAGGGTTCGATGGTGGCCTCCACCATCGATGGTTCCACCCCCTTTGATTCGGTCTGGGCACGATTCGGCCCTCAGTTCCGCTTCGAGGATGGCGCCCTGGTGGTGGTGGATGCCAACGGCAGCCCCGAGATCGATCCCGAAACCGGCAAGCGATTCGAGCCAACCAAGTGGCTGAGTCGTCTGCAGGCCGATCCCGTCTGGGGACGACATTTCGAGCCCTCCATGGGTAGCGGCAGCGGGGCCCGATCCAGCCGTGATGGTCGCGTCTCCACCGGGAAAGACCTGATGGCGCAACCGCTCAGCTCGCTGTTCTCCGATGCCTTTGGCGGAGCGGCTTAGAAGGTCGGGAAATATCGGGCAACAGGGATCGACTGATGGCGTGATGCCCAGGCCGATCCCAAATCAATCAGCACGGCGTGATGCCCTGCGGTGAATCAACAGGCGTGATGCCACCACCGACCTTTGCCTGATTTCCCCCAATGGGATTAACCATTCTGGAGGCCGCCAAGACGGAGACCAATCCGCAACGGGTGGCTGTTATTCGTGAGCTTGCCGAAAGCGAGCTGATTGGCATCATGCCGTTCCGCAATGTGCAGGGTGGTCTGGACTATGCCGTGGAGGCTGAGCTTCCCGCCGTTGGCTTCCGTGGGTACAACGAGACCTATGACGAAAGCTACGGCGTCATCAACCCGCAGTATGAGCGCCTGAAGTTCTTCGGTGGCGACATCGACGTTGACATTCAACGCATCAAGAACTATGGCCCCCAGGCCAAGGCTGAGCAGATCCAGATGAAGGTCCGCTCGATGCGGCTCACCTTCGAGGATTACGTGATCAACGGCGATGAGTCGGTTGACCCTCGTGCTTTTGATGGCCTAAAGACGCGCGTTCAGGTCGGCAGCTCCCAAGCTGTCAACGTGAACGGTGCCCTCTCTCTCACAGCTCTCGATGAGCTGATCGATGCGGTGGATGGGGATCAGAAGATCCTGCTGATGAATAAGAAGATGCGTCGGCGCCTTTCGGCCGCCAGCCGCAACACTTCCATCGGTGGCTTTATGTCCTACGAGCAGGACACCTTTGGTCGTCGCGTCGCCTTCTACAACGATGCCCGCATCGTGGTGACGGACACCAACGCGCAGAACGTGCAGATCCAAGGTTTCACCGAAACCTCCAGCTCCACCAGTATCTACTGCGTGACGTTTGGCGATCTGCAAACCACCGGCATCCAGGGCCCTGCCGCCCAGGGCTACGGGATCGACATCCGGGAATTCGGCGAGGTGTCCGACGCTCCCGTCGATCGCACCCGAATCGACTGGTCGATCGGTATGGCAATCATGAACGGCCGTTCGGCTGCTCGTGCCTACGGGATCACCGATGCTGCGGTGACCGCCTGATCATCGCTCCATCTATCCATTCCCTGAGGTTCTGATTCATGTCTCGTTCTACTGGCCTAGCCCCCCGGCGGGGCTATCAATTGGATGCTGAAACCATCCTTCTCGGTGCTGTCAAAGCTGGCCCTCGTGGCCGTGCTGCTGAGACCCGCACCGGTGCCGCCCGTCTGCTGACCACCAACCTGGCCGCCCAGGATGAGTGGAAGCTGATCGCTGCCGGTGGCTCCAGCA